GATGTCGTCATTACATGCCCGCTAGGCTCGACCTGCGAGGAGATTGTGGACGGAAAGATTCACCGATGCGCATGGTACACTGAGATGAAGGGTACGGACGCGCAGGGCGAGGAACATAACGATTGGAAGTGCGCTATGGCGTGGATGCCGATACTACAAGTGGAAGTGGCAGGCACCCAGAGAGGGGTGGCTGCGTCAGTAAATTCTATGCGAAATGAAAATGTCAAGAGACAGGACTTAGCACTTAAAGCAATGAACGAGGCGAGTACAAATGCCAGAATTATTAAACCTTAGAAATGCCGGGGTCAAGGGTCTTAACTCTGACGTTAAGCCGTGGGAGTTGGCAGCTGAGTACATGACCTCTGGTGCAAACTTTCGCATCTTTTCGGGCGCGATACGTGCGTCTGGCGGTAGCACCACATGGACAACGGCAACAACACCAACATTTTACCCCGGCTTTATCCTTCCCGTTGCATCAACATCTGCTGACTATTGGATTGCTGCTGGACGTAACGATATTCAAGTGTTCGATGGTGCTACGTGGACTTCTATCGCCTCGGCAGAAGGTTACGCTGGTGTAGGTGCAGGCGATGAACTGAAATGGACTGGGTGTATGCTTGGCTCAATCCCTGTCATTAATAACCCGCAGGCACAGCCAGAAGTCTGGGTCCCGCAATCACCGGGTCAGATATTAACACCGCTACAGTGGGATGCTGCAAACACATGGCAGGACAAAGGCTTTAGCTTTAAAGTTATACGCTCGCACAAGAATTTTCTATTCGCTCTCAATTTAACAGAGGGCGCTACAGAGCTACCAAACTCATACAGATGGTCTACCGCTGCTGATATCAATGGCCTGCCATTTACGTGGGACGAAACTGATTTATCAGCTCTGGCTGGCAAGGCTCAGATTGGTGGTGATGCGGGTACGATTATTGACGGGCTATCCCTGCGTGACGCTTTCGCTATCTACTCCGAGAACGCCATAACCATGCTTGACTTTACGGGCGACGAGTTCGTATGGAAAGCGCGTGAGCTATCATCAACCATTGGTCTACTAGCCAAGGATTGTGTGACAGAGGTTAAGGGTACGCATTTCTTCCTGTCTGATGGTGATATCGTCAGGAATGATGGCAACAAGATTGATTCAATTATCCACAACAGACTGCGCAGAAGGCTGGCGAGTGGTATCAGTGAGGCCACGTTTACCAACTCATTCACGGTCAGAAATAACGCACTGAAAGAGGTGTGGTTTTGCGTACCTGAAGAGGATTCACTATGTCCAAACGTAGCGTATGTCTACAACTGGAAGGATGACTCGTGGGCTATACGTGACCTTCCCGAAGCCGGTGTAGCTTTCGCAGCTTACGGTTCACAGGCCGAGGCAACTACAACGTGGGACGCTTGGGATGGCAGCTGGGAGGAGCAACAGGGCGTGTGGGGTTCCAGACAGATTACCCCTCTCGACGACACAGTCATTGGTGTTGACAGCACAACGTCATCACTAATAGAGCTTGACCCTGCACTGCCAGCAACAGACTTAGGTACAGTCATCGAGCGCACCGACTTCCCGCTGGAGGGTCATCGTCAGGTCACAACAATCACAAGGCTATATCCCCACATAGAGGGCGCAGGTATGCTAGACATTCAGGTTGGCTCGCAGGATTATGCGGGCGCACCAATCAGGTGGCAGCCACCACAAAGATTCACGCCGGGAGTGGACAGAAAACTTGATGTTAGAACAACGGGCGAGCTGCACTGCTGGAGATTGTTATCAGTTGGCACTATCTCCTTTGATTTTAGCGGTATGAACGTAGAATACTCTAGAGGCGGGTTAAGATAATGTCTAGTATTAGTAATGAGCAGCCACCTGTAGACTTAGAGGTCACTCTTCGAGAGTACCTTTCAAGACGGTTCGTGGAGATTAACATAGCCCTGTCCAAGTCACAGAAGTTTCCTCCAATCTACGTACTGCCTGCCAAGCCGCAGGACGGTAACGTGGAATATTTTGGGCAGACAATTGGTACAACTATCACCTCGGTAGGTTTCTGGGGTTATGAGAATGGGGTTTGGGTAAAATTATGAGTACAATCGTCGCGTTAGTGCCGAGAACAATGATTGAGTATGTCTGGGATGAGTGCATTCCATTTCTGGAAATGGTGCTTGCTAAAGCGCCTCAAGACATAGGGCTTGACAGGGTGTATAATAGGTGCCTATCAGGTGACACTATGCTTGTAGTCATACTTGATGGCTCTGAGATTATTGCCGTTAACACGATGGAAGTGCGGGAGCTGGACTCCGGTAACAAAATCTTGTTCTTGCCGATTATCGGTGGTAGCAGGACCGAAGAATGGCAGGACCGATTTATTGATTTAGCCCACGAGATTGCGCGACATCACGATTGTATCGAACTGAGGGGCATGGCTGTTAGAAAGGCATGGCTTAGAAAATTATCACGTTACGGATTTGAAGAACACTTCGTAACATTAAAATGCAAAGTGAAGGAGTAACCTATGGGTGGTTCAGCGAGCGGCAGTAAGAGCAAGAGCAAGTCAAGTTTTCAAGACAAGGTTTGGGGAGGTCAGTCAGGCGCACTGCAAGACTTGTACGGTAACGCGCAGGACTTATTCAATCAAACAAACACCGGTATGCAGGGCCTGCAGCCCGGTGCTACACAGAATATGCAGGACACGTACAATCAGGTCAGCCCCGCTTACCAAGAGCAGTTACAGGGTGGAGCCTACAGGGACATGGGATTGCAGAACCAGTTAATGAGTTCACTCAACCAGTCCATGAACCAGCCCTCCGCTATGTCGCAGATAAACGCGATGGTAATGGGCGGAGAAGGCAATAACTACGCCGACGCAATGAAACAGAGCTACATTTCTGATGCCAACAGGGCGCAGGAGAAGATGCTGGCCAATATGGACGCACGAGCAGCGGCAAGTGGAATGTCTGGTGGTTCACGTCACGGGATAGCTACAGGTCTAGGTATGGAAAGTATCAATGACCAGTTGCAGAAAAACCTAGCCCAAACAGGCTACAGCACATTTGATAAAGACCTTCAGCGCAAACTAGATATTGCGCAACAGGCCGACCAAGGCAACCTCGCACGACAACAAATGATGTCCGGTATGATTGGGCAACAGAATCAATCTCAACAGAGCGCTATTCAGGGTGGACAGAACATGCAGAACATTAACATGGGGCAGTACGCTCCACAGATGATGCCGTGGGATGCGATGTCACAATACAGCAACGTGATTGGTAGACCGACAATCTTAGGCTCCGGGTCACAGTCCGGTAGCTCTGGCAGCCTGTCTGCTAGTGGGGGTAAGTAATGGAGAGGGAAAAGAATTATTTCGACTACAAAAATAACGGTATGAGCCTTGGCGGTGAGATGCCTTATGGCGTTATGGCTTCGGATATGAACCAGCCACAGCCTTATGGCATGATGGCCCCGCAGGAGTCTTATGGTGTTATGGCCCCGCAGCAGCCTTATGGCGGCATGGACATGAGCCAGCCTTATGGTGGTGGCAGTATTCTACCAGCGGGAATGATGGACTTTGCCAAGACAGGTGAGATGGACACGAGTACGTTTGAACCAACTGATGACTCACCACTGCCTAACTTTGACAAGTACAGGGATAGAGGTCTTGAGGCTGGAAAAATGTACAGAGACGTATCTGGCGATGGCATGAATATCGCGCAGATGAGGCAGTTGTCTCAGCGTGGTCAGCCTAAGTATCAAGATTTCATGGGTGGGGGCAGTGGCTACCAAGGACTACCTTACGGCTTATTAGGAGGATAAATTATGGGTCCTACAGATTACCAAAGGCGTTCCCCTGAGTATGCGCAGTATTACTACGCTAGGGCAAAGGAAGATAATCAGCGGGCGTATGACCAGCAGCAACGAGATGAGTTAGCTAAATGGGCCAAGACCAGCGGCTACCTCGGAAATGAGGGTCAACAGGGGTTGCCATCAGCCAACCCTGCCCTGCAAACTCAACCCGGCACAGGTGTTTACGCCGAGAATTTTGACCCACAGCGCCGGGAGATGATGCTTCGCAACAGGGCTCTGCTTATGAGTGGCAACAAGGCCTTGCAGGAGCAAGGTATGAACCAGATGGGCTCGATGCAGACTTCACGCAATACAGGCATTAATACCATCGACCTAGAACGGTGGAAGAAAGATAATATCCCTGAAAAACCAACGAACCCTTACGCTAATGTTTATACAGGCTCTGACAACCGCAAGTACGGCACGAACCTGAACACCGGCTTAATAGAAAGGTTGCCGGGTGACGGCGCACCTGTTCGTGAAGGAAGCTCAACCCAACTAAGCATAGGCGCTGATGGCGCTATCAGCTTCTTCGATGGCACGGGAAGCCCAGCCCCTATGGGTAAGCCGACAACTAATCTTGTTGAAAAAGATGCGTATGACGCTGTCAAATCCCTTGACAGGCTTGACAACTTAAATACCGGTTTTGATGAGCAGTTCCTCACCTATGAGGGGAAGATTGGTGCTTGGGGGCTAGATAAGGCTGCTAAGCTCGGAATAGGTCTGTCAGAGGAACAGGAGTCATACCTCATTAAGTACAGTGAGTTTAAAGCAGATGCTGTAGACAATATGGCTAAATACATTCAAAGTATCTCTGGTGCGGCAGTTACAGAGCAGGAAGCCAAGAGGCTCAAAAACTCATTGCCAGATATAGATGACTCAGCCCCTAAATTCAAGGCAAAAATGAGAGCCGCTCGAAGACGGGCTAAGATGGCTATTATCAGAGCCAACTACATGAAGGCTACAGGTGGGAACCCGCTAGCTGGCGAGATATCATTAAGCAGTATGGAGACTATCTATAATAAGCGCCGAGCTGCTCTTAGGGATAAGTATATTGGTATGCTTAATACCGGCGGGATGACTGATGCACAAAAACTTGAAGCGAAAGAGAGAATTAAGGCTCAAGTGAAAGAAGACCTCAAAAATGAATTTGGAGCGTAAATTATGAGCCTTACCATAAGCGACGACGAATGGGATGACGAACCTATCTCAGAGGCCAAAGCTGATGACATGCTTAATGCTGACCCGTGGAGCGGCCTACAAGTAAGTGAGCCAACCGCTGCTGAAAGTTTCGGTATGGGTGTTAAGGACGTTGGCCAAGGTGTTATGCAGGCGTATCTACGGGCGACTGATGCTGTTGATGAAAAAAGATACAGCAGGGAGAAGACCAGAGAGAGGGAGACTTATGAGGGAAGGCGTGGTGCTGATGCTGGGTTTGATTGGCCGAGAGCGGGTGGCCAGATTGCAGCAGGATTGCCTGCAACACTACTAACTAAAAACCCAACCACTTTCCTAGGAAGACTGCTAACCAGCGCTATTGAGGGCGGTGTTCTTGGTGGTGCGTTATTCACCAATGAGGGTGACAGCAAAACAAGCCAAATTCTTGTTGGTGCTGGTGCTGGTGCGCTTGCGCCTGTAGCACTCACTGGCGTGGCGGCGGCTGCACCTATGGTTAAGAGGACAATGATAGACCCTGTGTTTAAACGGGGAAGTGCGCAGAGGCAAATGCCTGATGCGTCACCTCAAACAGTAGCTAACGCGCAGGAGCAAATTTTAGGAACAGGTCAAATCGACCCAGAGGCACTAGCTCGTGCAGAGCGGTTGGATGAGATGGGTTTTCAAGGTGAGGCAGCGCCGATGCCGGGTCAGGTTAGCCGCGACCCTGCAACATGGACTGCGGAGCGAAACTTGCAGAAGGTTGATGGTGCTGGTGCGCTTATAACGCAAAGACTAAGAAACCAAGATGCGAAGTTTGGGGATATATTTGAGGAGCTTCACGCAGCAACTGGTCGCAACATTGATGATGTGGTTGATGCTGGTGAGTCCATTAATGAGGCCGTTACGGCTAGATGGAAGTCAACGCAGAGAGCTGTAGGTAGACTTTATAAGCGCGCTGACAGAGAGTTCGGTGGTGTTGATGGTGTAACCCTAAACAATTTCCGTAGCGTAGTTGATGAGCTTTCCGATGAGGATGTTGGTGGCAGATTAGCCACAGTGGTAAACAATCGACTCAAGAGGATGGGCATTATTGATGAGAATGGTGGCTCTACAGGCAAAACCCTGACAATTACAGAGGCTGAAACTCTACGTAAGTGGATATCAAGGCAGACCATTTCGGGCGCAACTCCTGCCGAGACAAGGCGCTTAACCTCGGAGATGGTTGAGTCTATGGATGATGAGGTGTTTGAACTTATAGGTGATGAGGGGTATAAGGGCGCGAGAGCGGCTGCTTCCCAGCGTTTTGATGAGTTCGGCGCTAACATTGCTAACAAGATTATCAAGGACAAAGTTGATGGTGCTGATGCAATTAGGAATATTGTCAATAAGTACCCAGCCAAGGACTTAATAGAGCTAAAAAGAACGCTCCTGAAAGCACCTAACGGGAGCCAAGCATGGAACGATTTAAGAGGCGAAGTCATCAACTCCCTTAACAGTGCTGCAAGGTCAAATAAACCTGACCACAGCAGCTTCCAAGGTGCGGCTTATAAGCGCGCGCTGGATAAGATAGGTAGGCGCAAGCTGGAGGCTTTATTTCCTAATGAGGTTGACCGATTGTACGACCTAGCCGATGCCAGTTTGGATATGACGTATCAACCACCTTACAGTTCTGTCAACAATTCCAATACCGCTTCGGCGTTAATTAACTTCTCAAAGGCTATCCCCGGCGGAGTGCCTATTGTAGGAGATGCTGTGAAAGGTTATGCTAATCAGAAGGCCGCGGAGAGAATACTAACGCCATCAATGGTTTCTCCACAGATGAGGGATAAGGCTAGTGCTGACTTCTCGCAAAGCCTACTAGACAGTGGTCTGTTTGAAGCTCTGAGAAGGGGTGGTGCATCGTTTGGCGGCTCCAATACAAATAACTAAAGGGTAACGAATAATGACACCGGCAGAGAGAGCAGCAAGACAACGTAGAGCTAACGCTGGCGGCTTATTGGATTGGGGTATGGGTGTCGGGAATGTGGCCAAGGGCGCATGGGACAACATGAACACTCTTCAGAAAGCCAGCATGGCTCCAGTGCCTATAGCCTCTGATATTGCTGGGGTACTTGGTGACATACAGATGTACAATGAACAGCCTGAGACAAGGGGTCTGCTAAATTACGGTATGACTGCTTTAAGCATATTGCCGGGCATTCCCTCTGTAGCTGCTGCCGCTGGAAAAAAAATGTCGAGAGCGGAGGCCGGGGCTGCTGACGTCAATGCTGTATCACGTAATGGTGACCCTATCCCTGATGAGGGGCTGCTGGGGAGCTTGAATGTTGTGCATAATTTGAGCGAGAAGAACCTAAGTCACGCTGATGGTCTTGGCGGTCTGCCGGTTCCAAGTATGGCTGTAGTTCCAAACGACAGGCCGATGACGGGGTTTGGAGAGATATCATTAATTGGGAATAAAGAACTGGCAACGCCTTCAGCCAAAAACCCTTACTTTCGTTCAGATGCTTACAGTCCGAGATACCCTTCTACAGAAATTAATTTCAACGAGGGTCTGTTAAAAGAATTTAATACAGCAGCGAAGCCAGATATGGACGCTCTTGGGCAGTCTTACTACGCTCTGGGTCAGGGTATGAGTATAAAAGACAGCAGCGATTTCTTTTCCGACCCGGTGATTCTTCATAAGTTCTTGAGAGACAAAGGTATCAAGGTTGATGTGGAGAAATACTCTGATGGCAGGGTGAA